ATGGTTAACGGTTATTCTCATCAGTGGCACAAACCAGAGTTCGCTAAGTTTAAAGCCTTGACCATGGCAAGCGCGGATAATGAAGCCGAAGCCTTGCAAGCATGGGATGCGGGCTGGCGGACATTCCGAGTTCGGGCGAAAGATGAAGCCCGATTGTCTAACGAGGCGATTTGTCCGGCATCAAAAGAGGCGGGCGCAAAGGTATCTTGCACCGATTGCAAAGCATGCGGCGGGCACTCTGCTAAGGTTCGCAAGTCCATTGTCATCATGGCGCACTAAGGGGGGTTGATATGTTTAAAGATTGCAATTGCGGTTCGGGCTTGGAACGGTTCGAGTTGACTGACGCCCGCGGAATATTCTGCACTTTTGTTTGCGATTCCTGCGAAGATGAGAAGCGGGCCCGATATCGGGCCGACGTGTTCGAGTCCTCGGACTATTGGGCCGATGAGCCTATCGAATCAGACTACTAAGCGGGGGGCGAAAGCCCCCTTTTTATTTGTCCGAGGTCCTATGTCTTTACACTGGCGATTCTGTCGAGCGTGTTATTCTGGCGATTCTTTCGAGCGCGAGGCCGCGAGTTCGAGGAAAGCCGACCACATTCCTGTGCCAATGGGCAAGATCATCAAAGGTTCTGGCGATTCTGTCGACGGGCAGTGGACCTCTGCCACGTGTCCTGCGTCATAAATCCTGACGACCTCTGCCCGAGGGTGGCTGATCAGGTTATAAACATTGCGTGAAACGCGGGACCTCTTGGTCTGCCATGCAATCTGCGCGGGTCTCCACAGTCCAACCCCTTGAAATTTTATGGTAGAACAGACCTTGAGCTCGCACCATATCTCAACGGGTGTTTCCTGCAACAGAGAAGGCCAGAGATAGGCCCCGTTCAAGTCGGGAATACCGGAACCCGCCCAAGCCTCGATGCGGGTCCAGTGGACGTCCTTGTCGGTTTCCTTTTTCAGGTGGGCCCAGATCGCCTTCTCGGTCTTCATTCGTCGAGCTCCGAAAGTATGTCCGGCGACTCATACATCGGCATGTCCTCGCCTGTCTCGGATCGCATGGTCTTGACCATATCGATGGTCGGTCCTGTCCCCTGCGCGAGCGCGGGAAACTCTGCTTGCAAGCGCATGATCTCGGCAAGAACCTCCTCCTTCGACATCTGATCGATCTTGCCGACCAGTATCTCCGAACGGCTGATGTAGAGCCCTGCGGCCTGTCCTCTGGCCTTCTCGGCGGCAACAGCGGAGGCATAGTTCTGCTTCTCCATCGCGGCATCACGGATGCGGGCCAGCTGTCGGACGTGGTTGTCGAAGGTGACCTCGTACTTTTTGCCGAGCTCCTCTTTCAGTTCCGCAATGCGGGCGAGAATCTGGGGGTAGTCCCTGCCGTTCAAGAATTTACTGCCCGCCACCAGAGCGGTGCTCTCGGTGTACCCAGCAAGCCGTGCCGCCTCGGTGCGGGTCACGTCCTCGGTGGCGTAGATGCGGCAGAACTTCTCCTGCTTCTCGGTCAAGCCCTTTTCATTCTTTGGGTTGACAACAATGTCAAGTTTTGGGCGGTGCGTTACCTTAGATCGGGCCACAGTGACTCTCCTCTGGTGGCGATTCTGCTACAAACTATCACAGTTCTATCAAACATTGTAACAAATATAGTACGTAAGCCTTTGAATATAGGGGGATATCAAAATATAGGGGGTTTAGCGAGAGAACGGTCCAGAGGGGGGTCCGTCTCCGCGTGCGCGTGCGAAGCAAGGGTTGTGTTTACTGCGCGCGCGACGGAAGTGATGATAATTCTGGAAACCCCCTATATTTTGATATCTACCTATATTCAAGGGGTTACACACTATATCGTTGACAATGTTTGATAGAGTTGATTCTCTTTAAGGACAAAGGACAGCCCCCCTTTGACAAACAAATTGTAAATTATTTCCACAAACCCCCTTGACACTGTCAATTACCCCTTTATATTCGACACACAAGACGGGACCAACACAGAAAGGATGACCCCCATGTCTTACGATGCAGAGCAGATGTACCGCAACTTGTACAGCAAGACCACCGAGCAGATCATCGAACTGATGATCGCCACTGGCATCAACCCCGAGCTGGGCTACTACGAAAACGAATCAGCCAACCTCTTCGACATGGGCGCGTTGCACCTGATGAACCGCCTTAGCGGCTCCGACTTCTCCCGCGTGATGAACCGCATTGGCGACATCGCTGTGCAAAAGGCAGAGGACAGCGGCGAGACGCCCTATTGGAACTATGACCGCCCTGCTGATGAAGCCGCCCAGATGGCTGAGGAAACGGGCATTTCGTACGACCGTTGCCTCGTCATGTGCAACGTCGACTGACATTGTCAGACAATCCGAAACCCACCCTTTACGCAAATCTGACAAACCCATTTGGAGAACGACCATGACCCACAAGACCTTCTCATCCCGTCAGGAAATCTTTGACTACGTGACCCCCCTGCTGTTCGCGCAGGGGGAAAGGTCCATGCTAGAAGGGGGAACTACATGTGCCTATCGCGGCGAGCACGGGATGCGCTGCGCTGTAGGCTTCCTCATCCCTGACGAGCTCTACTCCGATGGTCTAGAAGGTAAAAGCGCAATGGACGTGGACATAACCAAACGCTTGAACAACGTCATCCTCACAGATGATGACCTCTGCCTCTTCCTTACCGACCTACAGGACGTCCACGACGGTTGGACGTCCGGCGAAAAGGCCGACCTGTTTGACCGCTTCCAGAACATTGCCATGCGCTACAAGCTGGACCGGACGGTTCTGTCGAGTTTCGGTATGGTAGAAAACCCCGCTTGATACCGCCATTAATCACCATAGAAAGGGAATGACAATGGACCTCGTAAAACCCTACGTTAACCTGAACGGTACATCCCGTGCTGACCTGATCCGGCAACACGCGGACGTCGCGAACGCCGCCCGCTTCCTGTTGGAAGTCCTTGTTCAGTCCTGCCCCCACGGGCGGGACTACACCAACTCCCCTCGGGACCGTGGAGATATCAACGAGGCCCGCGAGGCCTATCACGAGCGGTGGCGGATCGTCGCCCTGCTCGAAGAGGAATACATGCAGATGGCAATTGCCCTTCAAAGAGGAGATGACTAACATGACCATTTACTTTGTATCAGCGCAGGACATGCACGGGGCCCTGCGCGAGGCTCCGAGTGCCGACTGGCATCCGACCCGTGCGGACGCCCAGAAGCTGGCCCAACGGCTGGCAAACACCACCCGCGAGACCCACCTCGTCTATTCTGTCGAGGAGCAGGACTATTTCGAACCCGAGACACGGGCAAAGCCCGACCTCGAACTGACAGGATACAAACTCTGGAACCCCTTGCCCTTCTCGGTGGCCCTTCCAGCGGGGGTAGGCCCCAAGGATTACGTCTCGGTGATCCTGCGGGACGGCAACGTCCTGTCCCCCCAGCAAGCCCGCGAGTTTACATGGCATGTGAACTATGAGGCACAGGCAGAGGGCAGATACGATATGAGCGACATCATCGCCTATCGGGTAGTGGAGGACTGGGAAAGGGCAAAGGACGACTATGTGCCGTTCTTTGGCGATTTAAAAGGCACTCGGCCCAAGGGGGTTGGTCCTCGGACCACTGTCCTCCTGCGTTTCAGAGACCAGCCCGCCACCTCGTTGCCCACCCCAGCAGGGGGTTGGGACTGGTCTATCAACCCACAAAAGCCCAGCGACGGCGACATCGTCGCCTACCTGATCGTCGACCCTCAAGACCTGTTGGAGGACTGACCATGGCAGAGGACAACGAGAAGCTGTACGAAGCCCAGTTCATCCGTACAGATCGCATTTACCTGACAGTTCTAGCGAAGTGCGGCTTAGAGGCCCGCGAGCGGGCACAAAGAAAGTTTGACCGAATGTACAAAAGAACCGAGTACCCAGACAGCCTGAAGGGGTTCACCCTTACAAAGGTTTACCCACCCTGTGCATCAGAGGATACCGAACAATGACCAAGAAACAACCCTACCGCTTCACCGTCCGGTACACGGGAACCAAGACCTTCATACTGGACACTACACCCCTCGACTCAGACGATCTCGGGACGATCTTTTACGCCCCCGAGAAGATCGAGCAATGGACCAACCCCATTCACGACGACGTTTCTGTCGAGATGGTACGTGCCGAACTCTTGCAAGGAGACGATGAATGAAACCGCTATTTCTTACACAGGCTTTTATTACCCAAAAATACGAAGGCGATGTCGGTCTGGAGGAAGTCTTGAAGGGTAGTGAAGTGGCCTTCTTCATTACCCGCGACACCCCCATCGTTGTCACCCAGCACTATCCGACAGGCTTGCGAAAGCTGGTTGGGGAAGCTTGCTATGTCTGCACCCAGACAACGCAACACGGGGTGCGAATTGTCGGTTCTGTCGAGGAGATCGCGGAGAAGATCGCCAAACATCTGGAGGAAAACCAATGACAAGAGCATACAAGATCGAGGCGGTGGTCCGATATCAGATCACCGTGGATGCCTACAACGAGGACGATGCTATCGAGCGGGCAGATCAGATCCCGTTCAAGGACTGGGAGCGGGACGATGTCGAGTACGAGGTGCTCGAAGTCGATCCGGAAGACAATTACGAAGACGCATCAAGGGATGACTGACATGTCGCAAACATTTGATGAACTGAACGCCCTGTGGCAAGCCGAGGTCGACGAGTTGAAACGCTCGGTGAAAGAGTCAGAGTTGATGATCTTTGCACTGCTCGAAGAACGGTCTGGCAGGAGGATGAAAGCCCTGATCGAAGGTCTGGCAAAGGTCAAAGTATGGGTGGTCGTTTCCGACGGGCACAATCTGAGCGAGCCCGTGGTCAACGTCTGCGCCACCGAGGCCCGCGCCCTGCAACTTGTCAACGAAATGTGGGAAATCTGGCAACAGGACTACATGACAACCACCACCCAGTCGGGGCTGAAGATGCTGTTGGACCTCCCGTGCCCGACGCCCTTCCATCAAGGAGACGCCTTTGCTTTCGAGGACTCTGAGGTGGATTATGAAAACAACGAGTGGCATTACGTGTACGAAGTGGAGATCGACCATGGGTAGAGTGTCTGTGCAGGAGGACGAGTATCGAAAGCTCCTTGAGAACCTCGAACACTACCGGATAGCTTTGGAGGGGATAGCATCTTACTGCGATGAATGGATTGACGGAGGAGATACCGAAGGACATTTGTTTGACATAAGACACCTTTGCCAAACGGCTTTAAGGCAGCACTTGATTGACAAGGTTAACGGAGAACTTCAGCACCATCAGGCTATGGTTCTACGACTTAAAATGGAACTGGAAACCATGACACCACGCGAAAAACAGGAGGACGACCAATGAGCGAGCCTTCACCCAAGATGGTCGATCTGATCGTCCACATTCTGTTCTTCACCTTGATGCTGCCGTTCATCTACTACTGT